GTTCAACGCGTACCGGGTCGGCGAGTCGCCAATCAGCGAGCTGGACGGCTGGATGTTCATGGCCTTCCTGAAGATCGCCCGGAGCGCGGCTGGCACCTTCCACGCAGACGACTTTATCGACGGCGCGGCGTATCTCGCCCTGGCTGCCGAATGCGCAGACCCGATCAACGAATACCAGTGAAGCAACGACCCCGGCCGACGGTGGGGATGTAACGGCGGCAGGTCGGCACGCGGTGACGTGCGCCTCCCCCGGCTGTGATGTCTCCGGCAGCCGGACAAATGCGGTGGGGCCGACCGGACGGCGGGAAAGACCGCACCCAATACAACGAGGATGAGATGCCACAACCCACAGCCAGCATGATCGCCATGCACAAGACATCGCCTCTATGGTCTGCCTTTGCCGACGGCATGTCGGCGCAAGACCTTAAGAGCAGCACTGCCACCATGACGGGCGACATCGCTCGCCAGATCGGCGTGAGCGAGAACGCCACAAGCCAGCGTGCGCACAAACTCGGGCTGCGGTTTGAGGCGATCTGGACCACAGAGCGCGACGCCGAACTTCGACGCCTCTACTCGGACAACAGCGCAGCGGAATGCGCCGCGCTGATGGGCGTGGATACCAAGGCGGTCGAGTACCGATCCAAGCGGCTCGGGCTGTACAAGAGCCGCGACTGGATACGTGAGCGGGCGCGCCAGGCAATGGAACGGCCGGACCACCCCGCGCGGCGGACGCGCATCCAGCCAGGTGCCGTTCCATGGAACAAGGGGTCGCACTACGTGGCCGGCGGTCGCAGCGCGGAGACGCGGTTCAAGCCCGGCAATCGACCGCACACGTGGAACCCGATCGGCCACGATCGCGAGACGAAAGAAGGGTATCTGCAGCGAAAAATCCATGACACGGGCGTCACGCGGCGCGACTACGTCGGCGTGCACCACCTCGTTTGGAGGATGCACGGGTATGCCATCCCTGAAGGCTGCGCGCTTGTTTTCCGCGACGGAGACAAGCGCAATTTCGACATCAACAACCTTGAACTGGTGCCGCGCGCGGACCTGATGCGCCGCAACTCGGTGCACAACCACGGCCCCGAAGTGGCAAAGGCATATCAGCTCATTGGCGCACTGCGCCGGCAAATCAACAACCGCGACCGCCAGGAGGCGACCCAATGACCACGAACACGATGGACACCCTGCGCAACCACCTTTTCGACGTGCTGGCCGGCGTCAAGGCTGGAGACTTCGACGTTGAGCGCGCGAAAGCGGTTTGCGAAATCTCGCAGACGATCATCAACACCGCGAAGGCAGAGAGCGACTACGCCCGCGTGACTGGACTGGCTGTGTCGTCGAGCCTGATCGAGATCAAGAACGCTCCCGCGCAGTCTCGCCCCGAGCTGGCGCACAGCGACAGCGCCGACACCGAGCGCCGCACGACCTCAACCGGCGTGCTCGAGCGCACCGGCAACGTGACGCGGCACAGACTCAAATGAGCGGCGGTCACTACCACTACGCGTACAGCACCATGCGGGACTGCGCCGACGCGATCGCAGACGACGCGCGCCAGTACGCCACCGAGCACGTCGACCGCTGGGGCGACACGCAAAATCCGATCCCGCCCGACATCCTCGACCTGATGCGCCAGGCCGCTGTAACGCTCCTGCGCGACGCGCAAATGGCGCGCGACATCGAGTGGTACATGAGCGGCGACTACGGGGACGACACGCTGCGCGAGTGCGCGAAATCATGGGCACTCAGGACTGCTCCTCCTGATGAGCAGGCATCCACTGATGAGGGCCTAGCATGATCCACCTCCACAACACCGCACCCGCAGCCTGCCGCACCTGCGGGCACTTCGAGCGGCGCGAGATCCACGGCGGCGAGACCGTCGAGCACGACGACGGGTGCCTGAAGGGCAAGCCCATGCACGAGCCGTGCGCGTGGCACACGGATGGCGCGCTGATGCGTGTCGACGGGAACAGGACGGTGCGGACATGAAACGCCCCGCTTCGCTCCCCCGCTGGCTGCAGCGCGGCATCGACCGCGCCGAGCGCGAACGCAAGGCCAACGTCATCGCCCGCCCGATGCGCAACCTCATGGACATGCTCGCGCAAGGCGAGGTCTACGAGATCGACGGCCGCGCCGTGATGCGCATGCCCGAGATCGACGAGCAGTTCGCCTCGCGCGCGGAATGGTGCGAGATCGCCCCGGCAATCGAGGGCTGGCGAGACTGCTGGCAGCGCCTCGCGCCGGACATCAGCACGTACTACCTCGGCATCCTCGCGCAGCGGCTGCAGGAGGATAAGCCGATCACGCCCAGGCTCGTCGAGCAGGCCCGCGCGGAGTTCGATGCGACGGTCGCGCGGTTGGTCGACATTCCGCCCGGCGCAGTGACGAGCGCGATTCGGACGACGGAGATTGCTTGGGAGATGGAGAAATTGAATCAGGATGCAGCGTGACTCACTACAACACGGACAGTTGCCAGCACTGCGGCCATCCATTCCCGCACCACTACTCGGGCTGCCTCCTAACGAGAATCCGTGCTCCGGAGAAGAATAAATGACTTTCAGCGTACCTGAGAAATTCCGCATCCGATCCGGTCGCGCGGGCTCTGACGAATCTTTCGGCAACAACGGCGCCTTCGAGATCCGACTGCGCCATAGCCAGACTGTATTCGTGATCGCATCCGATGGCGCGGGCTGGGAGCACGTCAGCGTCAGCCGGCGCGACCGCTGCCCGACTTGGGACGAGATGTGCCAAATAAAAGCATTGTTCTGGGATGAGGAGGATTGCGTTTTGCAGTTTCACCCGCCTCGCAGTGAATACGTCAACAACCACCCGAACTGCCTGCACCTCTGGCGCCCGATCGGCATATCGATGCCGAGACCGGACAGCATCCTGGTTGGCATCAAGGAATAGCCGTGCAGACCTATCGCAATTTCTGGCGCGGCCAGGGGCATCTGCGGGTGCTGTCTGGGGCGCGGGAGGGCGGGAAATGACGATGAAGCACACGGCTGGAGAATGGATTGATCGCGGCACTTCATGCGTCGGAACGCGCCGGCAGCTTGTCGCAAGCGTCTATCCAATGGAGGACGAAAACCCAGAGGAGCATGCAGCAAACAAGCGCCTGATCGCCGCCGCTCCCGATCTACTGGCGGCACTGAGAAGCGCGGTAAATGATGCTGACGCATGGGGTATTGCTGATGATGCGTGCGATTGGCTGTCGATTGCCCGCGAAGCAATTGCCAAGGCGGACGGGGAATAGCCATGACCCCATCCGAAACAGCAACCACTCTGCGCCTGTTCAACGCCTGGCGCCGCGGGGATGAAGAGATTTCGCAGCCCGATCCATACGAGATCGGGCGGGCGATCGATGTGGCAGTCGAGCTGCTTGACGAAATCGAGGCGATGGAGAAGCAGGAGCCGGTTGCATGGCTGCACGAAACGCGGCGTGATTCCGACGTTGTGACCGATGCTGTAAAGCACGTGTGGGGTAAAGTAGCCGTTGGGTCAATGGCCGCATATTCAATCCCGCTATACGTCCTTCCCGACGCGAAAGGAGAGCGAAATGGACCACCTGATTGACGACAACGACCGACTGAAACCGTGCCCGTTCTGCGGGGGAGAGGCCACCTTCGACCATGACGACAACGGATGGAACTGGATTGAATGCTTGGCTTGTGGCGCCTCCACTAACGCACGAGTGAGCGCGATGGACGATTGCAAGCCGCTGCTGCTCGAACAATGGAACAAGCGCGTGCCACCTGCCTGCGGCTGTTGTGAAGGTGAATATGCTGTACGTGCGCGGCGCGACGCCATCCGACGCCGAGGATGCGCCGATTGAACTGCTGCTGATTTCGCGCGCGGGGCAGGCGCGGATGCTGACGCTGGATCGGCGGACGGGCGAACTGATGGCCGGCGATGACGTTGATCAAAATCCGCTTGACTAAATAAATTAGTCGATTTAAGATGGAATCACGGTGGCGATGACGCTACTGACCGCACCTCGGGAAATCAGGGGTTGGAGCAGAAAATGACCATCACCACCGTCCGCGCCGCTCTCCGCAACGCTTTCGGCGACCGCAAGTACCGCATAACCCGCGACGGCGAAATCCACGTATTCGGAATGATGCCGAACACCAATCAGGAAGGCTGGTATCTGTTCGGCTTTGTCGGCAACGCCGAAACCGTTACCCGCATCGAATCCCTGTAAGCAGAGGCGGTCATGACTCATTCGAATCGTGGCCGCCTTGCCGTTGATGTGCACGGCAAGTGGCGGCTTTACACCAACACCCTGCCGTCGGGCGCTACGGCGCTCGGCACCGTCACCCGCAGCGGGTACGACACTGGCGCGCTGGTGCGTATCGAGGCGACCGGGCTGTATGTGCAGGTCAATGCGGGGGTTGTGCGCATGCTCGACCAGCGCAAGGCCAAGTCGGCGCTGACGGTCTCCGGAGATGGCGCGTAGGGCAAAAATCGTTGGCCATGCGACGGACTGGATTGGCGTCGCATGGGATGTTCGGGAGCGCCGCGAGACGGCGCATGGCTTTGAATTGATGATCGGGTGGCCGGCCGATGAGCCGCGTGGACAGGGCGGGCGCGGCGTGGCCGTAATCTTGACGGTGGAGCTGGCGCAGTACCTGCTGCAGACGCGGCTCAGGGATGTTGATCTGCCCATCGGAAGGACGCCAATCAAACGGCTGCGCCGCGAGCTTGAAATCCGGTGGTCATGGGACGATTGGTGGTCTGCCCGTGCAGCGGACCTGATGGACATGACGCTGGAGCAATTCTGCAGCCGCCACGGCTGCAGCATCGGCGCCGCCAGTCAGCGGCGCGCACGTCTTAGGGATGGCCATGACGCCGAATGACCTCGCCGCCTGGCGCCAACACATGGCGCTCACCCAGCGCGACGCTGCCGCCGCGCTGGGCATCACCCTGCCAACCTACCAGCGCCTCGAGCGCGGCGCGGAATGGGCCGACGGCGCGCCGGTCCAGATCGACCGTCGTACAGCGCTCGCCTGCGCTGCGTTGGCTGCCGGGCTCGACGAATGGAAGGCCGCAAGCTTGCCGGATGGTGTCAAAAGGATTGACGCGGCACAATAGCAGCACAGAAAGCGGCACCCGGCAGCCGACGATACCGGGGCGAAGCGAGGCGATAACCTCGCGGGAGTATGCGATGAGAACTGCTGCCGAAAGCGTCGTCGCACTGGCCTACGCGCTGCGCGACGACGGGTTTTACAGCAGACCGCGCGATTCCGAAATCGCCGCTTTCGGCGGCAGGCTGATTTCCTCGTCGAATGACGGGGAAGCCGTCATCTCGTTCAGCCCCACCGAGGTGTGGGCTTTCGAGGACGGAAGCCGAGCCGAAATCGCGTACTCGGACGCGACGGTTCTGGTCTGACCCGCACCCTGGCCGGGGTGTGTTCCTCAACCGGCCCAGCCCGAAAGGGCACGCCCCGAGCAGTAAAAGGGGATTACGCTCTACCCGATCACCGCCTGCGCCCGCTCCAGCAGTGCCATCCGATCCGCCCTGCCGTTCTGCCCGCCGTTGATCCGCCGCGTGATGCGGTCGAACTCCCCCGCATCGGCCAGCGCGTTGAGCCCGCGCGACTGCCAGTACCAGGCGGCAGACCGGCACGCCCATTTTGGTGTTTCGAGCAGCGCCGGATAGGCGATGAAATCCTCGCCAAGCGCCTCGCTGGCCTGCAAGTAGTTTGCGCGGCCGGTGAGCTGGATCAGGCCGCGACCCATGAACCGCTTGCCGTCGCCGGGCTGCGTGTTGCCCAGGTCAGCACGTCCCTCATAGCGCCGCTGCGCTGGCGTCGGCCCCCAAATTTCGCGGACATGCCGCAGGCGGCCGGACTCGTGCCCTACCTGCGCCAGAAAAGCTCGGATGCGCTCAGGGGTGACGATGCCGTACTGCCAGCAGGCCTCATCGAGCCACAGCGCGTAGTGCCGCGCATGCACCGGCCCGCAGTCGTACAGGGCGATCAGGTGCGCGGGCTGAATGAGCGTGACTGGCTGCGTCATCGTCTGCGCTCCGCTCAGTCGAGCTTCCCACACTCCCACCACAGCTCGCTTCCGGCCTGCTTCGCGCGGTCCTGCTCGCACCGCCGCTGCTTTTCCGCGCGCTCGGCATCGCGCTGCGCGTCAGTTTGAGCGCGCAGGCGATCGCGCCGGGCATCTTCCACCGCGTTCTGCGCACCGATCCGCGCATTCTGCGCCCGTCGTTGTGCGGCAGCGCCCGGGTCATATCCACCCGTGGCTGGCGTGGCGTCGATGATCTGCGCCCGTCCTGGGCACGGGTCTTGCGAATACACCGTGCGCCCGCCGTCCTGGCACTTGTAGACCTGCGCTTGCGCCGCGGCCGGCAAGGCAAGCGCGGCGATCAGCAGAATGATTTTCATGGCGTGCCCCGCTCAGTTTCCGGCCCACATATACGCGCTGTCCACCAGTGTTCTCCATGGGTAGTAGTTGCCGCCGAACACCAGATCACCATCGACGATTCGGTAGACGTCGACCGTCCCGTTCCCATCCACCCCCAAATCGCGACACAGGATAATGTGCTTGTCAGTCATTGCCATGGCATCGTAGCCAAGACCAAACGCCGGGAGCGTGAATGTTGAGATCGGAATTGCAGCGCCCGTCGCCGAGAGGTCCTCTCGCGCATAGAGCTCGACGCGAGCGACGCTTGAGAACCATCCAACTACTAACACCGCAACGAAGTGGCGCGAAATCGCAATGTCCTCGATCACGTCATCACCAAAATTTAACTCTCGTATCGTGGCGCCCGTCACGTGATCCAGCACACGCATCCACGAATAGTCGTAGACGCCATGCATCACGGCCCACCCAAATTTTGCTTTGATGTATCGCGCGCCAGTTCGCCATCCGGCGCTGCGTTTATATGCAAACGTCTGCGCATCAAGAATGACGATCTCCTCGTACGCATAGACGAGTGATACGATCTCGTTGCCATCAACGGAAATGGACGCATACCGGGTTGAGAAAACAACAGACTCCCCGTCGTTTGCGTCGATCATCGGCAGATGTTCGTGTCGCGCTTCGCGCTCTGTCCACGTCTTTCCGTTTAGAAAAAACGCGCCGATATTGCTTATCGCATATGTGCTTGGCTCGGTGTAATTGTCCGCGAGCCGCTCGCCCCAAAGGCTTGTTTCGCCTGTCGCCGGGTCAAATAGCATCCACTCTGCGTTATATGGGACACCCACGTCGTACCAGCCGAATACGTCAGACCATTTCGTTTCGATCCGCGACCCGGTGCGCGAAATGACGATGCGCTCGCACCGTTTCGGACGTTCGACGAAGCCGATCACGCGCGGCTGATCCCAGCTCTGCCCCTGAAACTCGACGACCACGCGGTCGCCGACCTCGAAAGCGGATGCGTTGCATGTCATGTACTGCACTGGCACTGCGGAGAGCGACTCCGATCGGTTGATGTCGAGCTGCTGCGCGCTGGATTTTGCTGGGTCAAGATCGACGTCCGCTTGATCGAGTGATCTATTCAGCGCGGCTATGGTGCCGGCGCGATAGGTCGGCTTGTGCTTTTGCCATCCTGGCAGGATCGCGGCATTGAAGAACGCTTGTGGGCCGGTCTGCACCTCGCGCGCGACGATAGCGCCGCGGTTCGCCGCGGGGGCCGGCGCCCCTGGCGCGATGACGACGGCCGTCGATGCATCGCCGTACTCGCCCGGAATCTCGATCGTCGCAGCCTCGCCCGGCGCCGCGTCGTCGGTGGCGTCGGCACACCACACAGCCCGCTCCTGCTCGAGCACCAGCGACTCCCATCGCGTCTTGTCCTTGATGGCCTGCGCAAGCTCGATCTTGAGGCGGTCGAGCTGCAGCAGCAGCAGCGCATAGCGCGAGCGCACGTCGAGCAGCGCGCGCATGGCCTTCGTGTGCGCGTCGGACTTGATCTTGAGCACGCCGGCCGCCGCGCCGGACTGAGCCGCAGACGCATAGTCGGTGATGGCGGCATTCACGGCGGCCAGCGCGGGCGCTTCCTCTTGCGTCTTGAACGCATCGAGCGTGATCTGCCAGCCGGCGATCTGCGTCGTCAGCGCGGCGACGCGCGCTGCCAGCGCGGTGACCTGCGCGTCACGCTGCGCGGTGCCGAAGTCGATCCGCACGGTGTAGAGGCCGTCCTGCCCGCCCGATAGTATCGTGCCCTTGCCCATCAGTTTCGCGAGCCCACGTCGCAATACATGTCGGAGCCGTTGCAGTAATAGTTGACGTAGTCCACGACGATCGGCTGGGCCCCGATGAATGCCCGATGGCCAGGGCGAAGCAGCCAGTCGATCGCGCAGCGGGCGCGCACGCTCGCACCGGTGACCGACGTCGAGCGCACGCCGACGAGCTGGCGGTCATACACCGCAGGCGGATCCGCAACGGCCGTGAGCGCGGCGCTGTAGCCGCTGATCGAGCATGTGTAGCGCAGTGGGCCCCTGTCGAATGTCGCGGTTTGCAGTGGCGAACGGACCATTTCGTACTCGAGCGCGTCGCCGGACGGCAGCACGGCGCGACGCGACACGCGAAATTCGGTTGCCGCGTTGATGGTGTCGACCCACGGCGCGCATGCTGGGACCACGCATTGCGCGTAACAGGCCGTGCCGGTCTGCAGCGTGGCCTGCCAACTGCTGATGGGCACGCGCACCAGGCCGCCGGGCGTCACCAGATCCATGACGTAGTGCGTCGTCACGTCGCCGATCCGGCCGGTGAAATCGTGCACGGCGAGCATCGCCGGCCCCTGCAGCACGGACGGCAGCGACACGCGGGCGGATGCCGCAGCCGTCTGCGCGACGACGGCCGGCGCCTGAAGCACGGACTGCATCGACACGATCGCCGCCGGCGTCGGCTGCCCGGCCAGGACGGCAGGCGACTGCAACACGGACGGCAGCGCAATACGCGCCTGCGGCACCCCTTCGACCCATGACAGCCCGGCCGCGGCGCCAGACGGCGGCGTGTACGCAGTCGCGTTCTGCCATGTGAGGCCCGCAGTCGTGCCAGAGGGTGGCGTGTAGCTCATGCCGGTACGGCCGGAACGACCCGGCCGAGAATCAGGTCGTTGTACTGCGTGCCGGCGTCGTCATCGAGCGCGACGACCTGCGTCGGGATGACGGACAGCATTCGGAAGCGGTAGTCGCCGTTTGCGTCCGTCGTGGTGGATG